ACTAGCACAGACATTTTGGGCATGATGCCAAGGGCGACCGTACCGAGACGAGAAACTGCGGGGATGGAAGAACTGGGCGGGTTTATGGCGCCAGCGACCGCTAAAGTGCTAAAGCCATTGGCAACAAGCGTGGTAAAGATGGCGGGGCAAGAAATTGCCAATGTGTCATCTGGTATGCCGTCCAGATCGTTGTTAGGTGACATTACACCAAAACCATTAATGGCGGTTGAGCCTACTTATAGAGGTTCACACACAGCACCAAATGCAAAAATTTATGGTGCAACTTTAGATGATTTAACACAAATAATGCCAGAAAATGTTTATACAAGTCAAGGGAAAAACCTATATGGGGTTCGTGATTCTGTAATAGATCATCAATGGTGGATGGCTGCTAAAAAAGCAAGGGGCAATCCTGACGCTGAAGTAGAGGTATTTAGAGCAGTACCCAAAGGTGTAAAAGACATTAATAGTGGAGATTGGGTATCCACTAGTAGGAAATATGCAGAAGATCATGGAGAAAGTGCATTAAGTGGTGAATACGAAATTATTTCAAAAAAAGTAAAAGCCAAAACTCTTTCTACTGCTGGTGACCCACAAGAGTATGGATACAACCCAAATTTTGAATACCCCCAACAAGCCGCATTAGACCTTGCACAGCAACGAGCCGCATTACCCAAAAGCGAAAGCGGTCTTGGATTACCAGCTAATAATACTCCTGAAATGCGCTATCAAGCAATGAAAGGTGTAGAGGGTAATTTTGTACATGGATCAAAAAACCCCGACATAGAAAAATTTAAAACTAAAAAACAAATATTTGAAGAATCAGCAAATGACCCTAATCGCGCCATTGCCGAAAATCATTATGCAAATGAAAGAAATGCCGTTTTTGCATCATCTGATCCAGAATTTACAACTGCATTTTCACAGCATGGGTACACAGATGTTGGTCAAGCGCCAACTTCTTACCCATTAAGAATGATTGGCGGCAATAAAGTATTTGATTTTGAAAATCCAGCTCATTTAGATATGCTTAAACAAAAGTATGCTGAAATGTTTCCTATAAAAACAATTGGTAGAGAGGGTTATGTGCCAAGCGAAGAATCAATCAGGATGCACACAATAAATCAACGCATTAAAAATTTACCAAATGACACCAACAACTGGCCCGCAATAGAAAGTCAAGATTTTCAAAAAGCAATTCGAGAATTAGGGTTTGATGCTTTTCATGTAAACGAAAGAGGTACTAAAAATATTGGTGTCTATGACCCGAGTTCATTAAGATCACCTTTTGCTGCATATGACCCATTCCGCAAGGATGTAGCAACGGCTACGGCAATGGGAGTTGCGCTGCCTGACTTGCTTGCGGCAGAAAAAGAAGATAAGCAAAAAAAGTTATCTAAAGCATTAACAAAATGAATACAGTAGCTAAATCTGGAAAGGGAAGGGGCGGTCGGACTGCGGGTGTGCCTAATAAGGTCACAGCGCAAGCTAGAGAGGCGATAGCGATGTTTGTGGATGGTAATGCCCACCGACTTGCACAGTGGCTTGATGAGGTTGCTATGGGTGTTCCTGAGTATGACATAAAACCCAATCCTGCCAAAGCCTTTGAGTTATTCCAATCAGTGGTTGAATACCATGTACCCAAGTTGGCAAGGACAGAGATCACCGGCAAGGACGATGGGCCGGTAGAAATGGTGGTGACATGGGGCGGCGTGAAGTAATTCTGCCTTATAGCCCTCGGGCGGCTTTCATGCCGTTTCATTTGAGGACAGAAAGATGGTCATGCCTACTTGCCCACCGTAGAGCTGGTAAGACCGTGGCGGCAATCAACGACCTGATCAAGCGAGCAATCACTGAGGGTGGTCGGGGCGCACAGTATGCTTACATAGCCCCATTCAGAAGCCAGGCCAAGCGGGTGGCATGGGACTACATCAAACACTACGCCGCACCAGTAACCAAAGCCACAAACGAAGCAGACCTGATGGTGGAGCTGGTGAACGGCGCAAAGATCATGCTGTTTGGGGCAGACAACGCTGACGCTATGCGGGGCATGGGCTTTAACGGCGTTTACATGGACGAATACGGTGACTTTAGACCCAGCGTTTGGGGAAACATCATCAGACCGTGTTTGAGTGACAGACTCGGTTGGGCTGTGTTTGGGGGTACGCCAAAGGGCAAAAACCAGTTCCACGACATCTATAAGGTCAGCCAAGTAGTGCCAGATTGGTTTTTGTTACGCCTACCGGCCTCAGTGTCTAAGCTATTGCCAGACTCAGAATTGCAAGCGGCTCGGTCACAGTTAAGCCAAGATCAGTACGATCAGGAGTACGAGTGCAGCTTTGATGCCGCCTTGTTGGGGGCGTTCTTTGGTCAAGAAATGCGCTTGGCTGATGATGAGGGCAGGATTTGTGAGCTACCGTTTGAGCCTGATTCACCTGTCTACACCGCATGGGACTTAGGCTATCGAGACGACACGGCGATCTGGTTCTATCAGGTGGTCAGGGGTGAGATCAGGGTAATGGACTATTACGCTGTCAGCGGGGCAAGCATTGAGGAAATAGCCAGTGCGGTTATAGCCAAGGGTTACCGATACACCCGCCATTACCTGCCGCATGATGCCAGAGCCAAGACCCTTGCCTCGGGGGGAAAGTCCATTGTTGAGCAATTAGCGGCACATTTGGGCGGCATGAGCAAGCTGGCAATCGTGCCTGAGATTGGTGTGCAGGACGGTATTCAAGCGGTGCGGATGATCCTGCCCATCTGTTATTTCGATTCCAGATGCGATGAGGGACGGGAAGCGTTAAGGCAATATCAGCGGGAATATGATGAAGATAAGAAAACTTTTCGTCAAACTCCCCGTCACGATTGGTGCTCACACCCCGCGGATGCGTTTAGAATGCTTGCAGTAGCCTATCGGCAAGAAGCAAAAGATCAGACACCGCCCAAGGGCAAGACCCTGCAAACCATCACACTCGATGAGCTGTGGGATTATGAGATGCAACATAAAGAGGAACGCATATGAGCCAGCCAGTAGCAGAAGTCGGTGGATACAAAAACATCACCGCCACAGGCGCAGTCAGTACTGGCCCTTGCCAGTTGATTGGTTTCTACGTCAACAACACCAGCTCAGGCACTTTGGTGCTTCGCAACGGCGGGTCAGGTGGCGAAGTCATGAGTGGCACGATCACACCGGCTATCGGGTTTCACCGATTCCCTGCTAATGTGGGTGTCAGCCTATACGCCACCGTTGGCGGCACATTGGATGTGACATTCTTCTTTGCCGCAGGTAGTTAACCATGTACGAAGAAAACGGCGCATATGAGGGCGAAGACCCAGGCCCGTACTGGCATGACCAGATCGAAACCGCCATCAAGATATTTGATAAGTGGGAAAAGCGCGGCTTAAAGGTTGTCAAGCGGTATCGAGATGAGCGTGATGCCATTGAGATGCCGAGGATGAAGTTCAACATCCTGTGGTCAAACATCCAAGTCCTGCTTCCAGCCCTCTACGGTCGCCAAGCCAAGCCCGAAGTCTCGCGCCGGTACATGGATCAAGACCCTGTCGGTCGGCTGGCCTCCACGATGCTCGAGCGCGTCATGGAATACGAGACCATGCAATTCGGTGACTTTGACGCTGCCATGTCTGGTGCGGTGCAGGACAGATTGCTGCCTGGTCGCGGTACGGCATGGATTCGCTACGAGCCGGTCATTGTCAACGAGCAGCCCGAATCAACCGAAACAGCGGGGCAGATGGAAGAACCAACCGAGCCGCAAGTTAGCGGTGTGGTGGAAGACCCCACAGAGCGTATTGACGCAGCTCACAGCCCAATTGATTACGTCTACTGGTCAGACTTCTTGCATTCACCTGCTCGCACATGGGATGAGGTCTGGTGGGTAGCTCGGGCGGTCTACATGACCAAGGACGAGGGTGTAGAGCGTTTTGGGGACGTATTTAAAAACGTCAGCCTGACCAGTTCCAACACCGACATGGACGGCAAGAATCCATTGACCGCCAAGATGACCTA